CGCGCGGCGGTACTACCTGTGCCCCGAGGGTATGATCACCATTCCAGACCTCCCACCAGGTTGGGGCCTGCTGTGGGCCAAGGGCACGCGCGTCAAAGAAGTACTTGCTTCGGCCACGTTCAAAAACGTCGATATGCACAAGGAACAAGCCTTTCTTGTGTCGATGCTCCGGCGCGCGCAAATCCGGATCGGCTCGCGGCCACTGGCCGAGTGGCTTCACATGAGGAATATGAGCGAAGGGACGGACGGACTGCCGCCGAACGCGAGCCGTGAAGTGTGACTTCTGCGGAGCTGAGGGCGCCATTCCCTGCACCTGGAAGGTCGATGCCCCAGTTCCAACGCGCATGGACGACATTCGCCGGGGTGACGTGATCGTAATGGCGGGTGATATGCGGCTCACCGTGCGCGACGTCGGGCCGCATCCGAACCAAAACTATCCAACGGCACTCTGGATCACGGCTACCATGGGCAACAAGAAGCCGTGGAACATGGGAGGCCTGCCGGGCCAAATGTACCGCGTGTTGAAGCCTGGGGCGCTGTGCGGTAAACGGGCGTGCCCTGTCCACATCCGCGACCTTGGCGGCTGTCAACGATATTGCCGCGAGCACTGGAACGCGTGGGAACATGCGTAAATGAATACTTCTGCATAAATGAGCGCCGCCCCAGTCGCAGTTCCGCCGAAAGTGAACATCCCGCGTTCACTGTCCAGCGTCATGAGCGCCTGGGCCCCACCGGAGAAACTTCCGATGGGCGAGTGGTGCGAAAAGCACTTCTGGCTGTCTTCCGAGTACTCCGCGAAAACCGGCTTGATACGGTTTGAGCCGGGTCAGCGGGAAATCTTCGATGCTGTATCGGATCCGCGCGTTCATCAGGTTACGAACATGTGCGCGGTCCAGATGCATAAGACCTTGCTCCTGCAAGCGGCAATGGCTTACACGATCTGCGAAGATCCCGGGCCGATCCTGTTCGTCGGCTCGAAAGAGGACAAGGCCGAAGAATTCTCGAAGGATCGCTTCACTCCCATGTGCCGCGACATCGAGAAGCTCAACGCCCTGGTGTCCCCGGCGAAGTCTCGCGATGCGACGAATACGACTTGGCACAAGATGTTTCCCGGCGGGCGCATCGATTTCGTCGGCGCGAACGTAAAAGACAACCTGGTCGGCAAGACCATCCGGATTGTCTGCGGTGACGAGGTAGACGTGTGGCCGGCATCGGTCGGCAAGTCGGGTGATCCGTTGCAGTTGGTGCGATCGCGCCTCACTCGTTTCGGCTCGCGCGCGAAGCTGCTGTTGAGCTGCTCGCCCACCATCCGCGGAAAGAGCCGCATCGCCGCTGAGTACGAAGCCTCCGATCAACGCAAGCCCTATGTGAAGTGCCATCACTGCGGCCACATGCAGGTTCTAGGCTGGTCAACGCACGTCGTATTCGATACCAAGCTGGATCGCGATGCCTGCGCGGCCGAGGCCCGCATCAAATGCGAGAGCTGCGAAGGCCTCTGGACGGACGCGGATCGCCGCCGCAACGTGCGCGACAGTCTCGAGTGGCGGGCCCATGCCGAGTTCCGCGGCCACGTCGGCTTTTGGATCAACCATCTCTACTCGACGCTGCCCGGGCATTCCATTGAAAAGCTGGTCCTGAAGTTCCTCGACGTGAAGAACGATCGCGAGAAGCTTCAGGTATTCATCAACGAGGACCTGGGCGAGCTTTGGAACGAAGATGGGGAGCGTCCGGAGTGGGAAAAGGTTCGCGAACGCGCCGAAGACATTCAGTGGGGCCCGAACGCCGTTCTGCATCCGGACGCGATCGCGCTGTTCGCCGGTGTGGACGTTCAGGCAAAGCGCCTCGAGCTTCAGGTGATTGCGGTGGGGCCCGACGATTTGGGCGTGCTGCACACCTGGGCGGTCGATTATCAGGTGATCGAGCTGCAGGAGTCGGACGGCACGCCGAAGATGACGACGGATCCGGCGTACTGGCGCGAGCTGGATGTAAGGCGCCGCACGCTTTACAAGCATCCCTCCGGCAAAGAACTGCCGATCATCGCCATGGCCGTCGACGCGGGCCATAACGCGGATGCGGTCTACAACTATGCGAAGAAGTGCCCTCGACCAGCCTGGGGCGCTGCCGGCATCGAGATCCTGCAGGTGGGCACCGTGGTAGTCGTGCGCGGCTATGACTCCGAAAACTACATGGCGATTCACAAGATCACCGAACGCGAAACGGCCCGCCAGCGCAAGTCGGAAGGCAAAGACATCCCCATCGTGACGCTGGGCACCGGGTTCCTGAAAACGGAGCTGTACTCTGGCCTTCAGCAGACCGAGGAAAAGATCATCCATTTGCCGAAGGACATGGCCATCGACTATTTCCGCGGCCTGACGGCGGAAACCCGTATCGTCACGTCCAAGGCCAAGATCGAATGGGAAAAGAAGTTCGCCCGTAACGAACCGCTGGATACGTGGGTCTACGCGAAGGGGGCCTTCTACTGCTTCAAGGGCGACAAGTTCAAGCGAGCTGAGTGGAATACCGTGCGGCAGCGGTTCGGTCTGCCTCCAGTGGGGCCAGTACCTACCACGCCTCAAGGCCGCCGCACGGTCTCATCATCCTACCTGGACACGTAATCGACTGTCACGGCGTCCGTGGGGCTAGAGTCGGTGTTCATGATCACCGTAGACACCTGCGCGGTGTAATCGACTCCCGGCGTGAGTCTCAGGCCATTGCGATATACGCCAATCACCCGGGCGGCATCTAACGGCAGAACCCAAGCCCCACCCGGCCCATAGGTGAGCACGGCGCTTTTGTAGCTCACAAGCTGGGCGGCGGTTCGAGCCCATTGACTGTAAGTGTCGGGATACACGTCCACGTACTTGCCCGATGGAAGCCGAATGCTGCCATCGGCCTCGGGCGCGGAAAGCTCCTGCAGGGGATCGATCTCGATCTTCGCCACGACGGCGTTCCAGACCTTGGTGCGGAAATCCAGCGTAAGGGCCGGGCCGCGGACCGCCGCCACGAAATCGAACGATTGTGCAGTCAAGCCACCCAGCTTCACGAGGTCGAAGTCCTCAGACGGGATGCCGGCAACGGTGACGGAAAACACGCGCTGCGCGATCGCGGTCTTGCTGGGCTCTGCCACCGACAGGCGCACACGGTACAAACCGCGCGGCACGGGGATTGCGTACTGGAAGTTGCCGAAGCGAATGTCCTGCAGCTCCGGACCGCCGGGCATGGGCTTGAAACCTGCCGAAGCCGAGTTGTAGACGGAACCACCGGTAAAGAAGGCGTCGGCCTGACAAGTCGGAGTTGCAGGGCCGCCGGCGTTGATGCACAGCGCCAGGGCGAATCGAGAGAGGAAAACCAGGCTAGCGAGAAGTCGGATCATCCGACGAGTGTACTATGCGCCGTAATAGGCGGCCTGCGGCGGAAGGTGATACTCAATCAGCCCCAGGTACAAGGCATAGTGTGCCAAGTGAACTTGACTGTGAATCGCCAGCTTAACCATGAGGGTATACTTCTGGCACTCGACGGTCTTGACCGACCGATTTCGTTCCTGTGCGATATCTTTGACGGTCAAGCCCGAGGCGAGCTTGATGAACACTTCAAATTCCTCTGGTGTCAGTTGGTCGACGCCGAGGCACATTGGACGCGCGAAACTAACAGGCCGCCCCACGGTTTACTGCTCGTGGTTTACCTTCCATCGACGCAGAGCCTCGAGCGCCAACGACCAGGCACCCATGATCAACGGCTGGATGTTGAAGCCCCAAACCGAAATGTCCGCGGTCGAGATGACGGGTACCAGGACCGGCGCGACATAGGTGAGAAACCACCCCGCCAGTAGAACAAGCAGCATTCTCAGCAACTTCATCCAGTCAATGGCGTTCAGACTGTTGCCAGCCGAGGTCGCCGGGGGGAGCGTGCCTAGGGGATTCATGGCTAGTACTCTACCACGGGGTACTGCCGAAAACTGGGTTACACTTCCCTCAATGGCCGACACGAACTACACCTCTGCGGATCTCGCCGCGATTGACGAGGCACTCAAGAACGGGACCAAGGAGGTCTGGTTCAAAGGCCGGAAGGAAACCTTTCGGTCGGTCGATGAGCTGATGAAGCAACGCGCCTTCATCCAGAACAGCCTGAATTCAACGACTCGCGTGCGGCGGGCGACGGTGGTGCAGAGTGACCTTTAAGCAACGCATCGGGAAATTCCTCATTACGAGCGGCTCGCGGATCGTCGCCCAGGGCTTCGAAGCAGCTTCGCGCATGAAGACGCGCTTCCGGAACTGGATGCCGACCAACACCGAGGTCAACACCCTGATCGTCGGTGATGTCGATATCATGCGGGCGCGGAGTCGTGCCCTCGCGCGCGAGAATCCCTGGGGCGCTGGGGCGATCGACAGCGCAGTCGCCAATACCATCGGAACCGGCATTCTTCCCAAGTCCCAGCATCCGGACAAGGCGATGAAGGAGCGGATCAACGCGCTCTGGAAAAAGTTCGCCAAAGAAACCGACGCCGATGGAACCCTCGACTTCTATGGCCAGCAATCGCTGGTTTGCCGCGCGGTCCGCACCGATGGCGAGGTCTTCATCCGCTTCCGGTACCGGCGCTTGTCGGATGGGCTCGCGGTTCCCTTACAGATCCAGGTCATCGAAGCCGATCACTGCCCGGTTCAGAAAAACCAGCCGTTCGATCCACTGCCCATCCGTGCCGGCATCAAGTTCAACCCGATTGGGAAGCGGCTCGCCTACCTGATGTACAAGCAGCATCCGGGTTCTACCGCTTCGGTGGATCCGACGCTGTACGAAATCTCGGCCGATCAGATCCTTCACGTCTATGAAGTGCGGCGGCCCGGCCAGCTGCGCGGCGTGCCGTGGCTCACTCCCGCGATCCTGATGCTGCACGACATCAAACAGTTCATGGATGCGAGTCTGCTGCGCGCGAAGATCGCGAACCTACTTTCGGTCTTCATGAAAAAGGCCGGTGCGACGGGCGACATTCTGCCGAACGACGGCACCGATTCAACCGAATCCAATCCCGGTGGGCAGTCGGAAACCTCCATCACTGAGCTGAAGCCCGGGCAGGTGCACTTCCTGGAACCAGGCGAGGAGCCGGTGATCCTGAATCCCTCGGCCTCCGGAGTCGACACCGCGGCGTTCCTGCGCCTCATGCTGCAGGCGGTCGCGCGCGCGATCGGCATTACCTACGAAATGCTGTCCTCGGACTTGTCGGGCGTGAACTATTCGAGCATTCGCGCGGGCGTGTTGGAATTCCGCCGCCAGTGCGAGGCCTATCAGTATCACGTCATGATCCACCAGTTCTGCATGCCGGTCTGGAGACAGTTCATCGACCAAGCGATTCTGGCGGGCGCGCTGGGGGATGATGCCGCCCAGCAATACGCCAAGGACGCGGAACCCTTCTACGAAGTTCGCTGGGATCCGCCCGGGTGGCCCTGGGTCGATCCGCTCAAGGACGGCATGGCGATGCGCGCGGCGGTTCGCGACGGCTTCACCAGCCGGCAACGGATCTGTTCGGAAGTCGGCTACGACTCTGAGGAGCTCGACGCCGAGCAGGTTGCCGACAATGCGCGCGCCGACGAAGGCGGGCTCATCTACGATTCCGATGGGCGCAACGCCGAGGGCAAGGGCGACCAGAAGGCGCTGGCAATCGTTCAGGCGGATGCAGCAGCAGAAGCGGCGGCGGCGAACGCGCCCCCGCCCTCAGCAGGGAAGAAAGCAGCTTTGGAGGTAGTCGCCTAAATGCTCATGACCGAACGCAAGCAACGTCCCGACACGATCGAGGGCATGGACTATGCAACGCACCTTCTTGCCAAGCGGCTGAAGGGCGGCGCCCACATGTTGAACATGGACATGATCGGGGCCAGCGGCACGGGCCAGCGCAAACCGTACGAGGTCAAGGACTCGATCGCGCTCATTCAGATTTCGGGCGTGCTCACCAACGATGCCTGGTGGTGGGACGAGACGGAGTACAACGACATTCGGGCGGAAATTCAGTTTGCCCTCGACGATCACGATGTAAAGGGCATGGTCCTGTGCATCTGTTCGCCGGGCGGCGACACCGATAACGCTTTCGAAACGGCGGACTTCATCGCGAAGGCGGCAAAGGTGAAACCGATCTGGGCGGCGGCGGCGCCCTACGCCTACAGCGCGGCTTACCTGCTGGCGTCCCAGGCCAAGAAAGTCTACGTGCCGGAGATCACCGGCGGCGTGGGTTCGATTGGCGTGTACATGGTCCACATGGACTACTCGGAGGCGTTGAAGAAGAACGGCATCGCCGCGACCGTCATCTCCGCGGGCAAGGGCAAAGCGGAGCGGATTCCGTACAAACCGCTGACCGACGACGCCAAGGCCCGGATGCAAGAAGAGGTCGATCGGCTGTATGATGAATTCACGTCGCGGGTTGCGAGTGGCAGGAATACCACCAAATCTGCGATCATCAAGCTCGGAGCGTTTCTCTTTGAGGGCTCAAAGAAAGCTCTAGAAGCAGGTCTCGCGGATCGTCCCGGATCTTACGAGAAAGCTTGGCTGGACATGGGCGCGTCCGTCGCCAAAGGCCAGAACGGCCTGAGTTCGGTAGCAGCCGCCGAACAGACCCAAAACGACGAAGGAGAGTCTATGGACATTAAAGAACCGGCCCCCCCGGCCGCCACGG